CCGGCGGGGACGGCCTGCTGAATGGAACGCGCGAAGGCGCCGCGCGCGAAGCGCTCGCCCTCGCGATCCACGTCCCAGGTGGCGACGTAGCCGGTGAGCTCGCCGGCAGGGTTGACGGCCAGGTCCTTGCCGACAAGGATCTGCGCGCCTTCGCGGCGCACCCAGCGATTGAGTTCCACGGCGACTGCGCGTTCCGTTGGCATCACACAGCCCCTCGCTCCGGCCTGCGTCGTACTGCGGCTCTGCAATTCACTAGATACGAACGGGCATGAAAAAGGGCGGGCCGAAGCCCGCCCCGTAGCATGGGCGTCTCGCCCATGTGCCGTTCACGACACCTGCCTGATGTGTTGCGCCACCGGCATCCGTACCGCCGGCGGGTGCAGGAACTTGTCGTCCAGGCTCTTGCCCGTCCGCCTACGGATCAGGCAGCCGCAGTGCGGACAGGTGAGCAGTAGGGCGCTGATCTTGCGCGGCGGTTTGAGCGCCGCCATCTCCGCCTCGTCTTTCACCACGCCGGCCGTTATCAAATTCGGCCAAGCTGCTGGCTTCGGAAAACGGCCGTGAATCCAGTCATAGACCGTTTTCTTGCTCATTTTCATCTGTCTCGCCAGGCCCTGTTTTCCGCCTGGCCGATCTGCGAGGTACGCCAACAACCTCTCGCGAAACGTCATCCTTGCTCCTTCCGGTGGGCAATGCCCACAAAACAGGCGTTTTAAGGCGTGTAGACGCGCACCACAGCGCGTCATCCGGGTTTCCGGGGCCGTTCTAATGGCTGGCGCGCGTTTCAGCGCCTGCGGTCGCGCAGGCCCGAAAGCATGCCCAGGATGAATGCGGCCTCGGCGCAACTGTCGTCCGGGACCATCTGGCCGAAGATTTTGCCGGCCAGGTAGGCCGGATCAGGCCCGCTGGGGGCCGGTGGGGGTGTGAAACGATCTTGCGCCGGCCGGGATGGCTGGCGGGTGGGGCGGGTTCGCGCGCTAAGCATGGCGCTACCCTCCAAACAACGCCCACTGCAAGCGACGAAGGCTTAGCACAGCCAGGGGCTGTGATCCGGGCCTTTCGGTACCCGGCTTCGGTCTTGCAGTGAGCTTGCTCTGTGGTCTGACGTTTTCCTCCTGACCGTGCTAAGCGCCGGAGGGTTTACGAAAATGCGGGTAGGAAGTCAAGAAAAAAGCGGATTACAGGCCGCTGTCGAACTGAATGGTGAAGGTCTTTGCCTCGGCCCGATCAATTTTCAATAATGTCTCGAAGGTCTTCGCTGTTGCTCTCTTGAAATCAGGAATGATGAACTTCGAGGTCGCGAGCAGGTGTCCCTCCGCATCCCAGAAGCTGATGGTGAAGGTCGCGAATTGGTAACTCTGCCCAAGGTTCGCCAGCACGCCAATGACCTTCGAGTGGCCAAATATTTCGTCTGAAAACTTGACATCCTTATACGCAAAGGCGGCATCCCTCGCGATCCTCGTCAACCCGACACTCTTGAGATCATCGTCTATCTGCTGCTGCACCTGTTGTAGTTCAGTCTTCGGTTCTTTTTTCCGCTCCTTCCTAATCGGCTCCTTCCCACGTGTCTGGATCGGCGGAGGATCCTTCGGGAGTGGCGGCATGACTTCCGTTTCCTCCGGCGGCGGCGCGGGCGGCTTTACTGCGGGCGCTTCCTCGATCTTCGCCTGTGGCGCCGGCGCGGTTCGCTGGAGGATTGGCGCAGGTGGCGCCTTTATTGCCGGCGATGACTGGCGACCGAGGCGCGCCCCAAACCAGATAGCCATCGCCACAAAGATACAGAAGCCGCAGATGCCGATCGCAGTCAGCAATCTCACAATGAACGATGTGCCGGATGATTGGCGCTGTTGTCCCGCCGCGACGACAAAGAACTTGTCCTGCTGGCTCATAGGTTCCCTCCTCCGTGCGCTATGCCGCTGTGTACACCGCGGGGCGGGCGCGCGCGCACAAAACCGCGCCGGCTGCGGTCAGCCTTCAAGTTGTCGCGTGTCAACAATTGGTATCAGGGTGCAGCGGCAGTTCGGATGCAGCGGCGGATGGCGCACGTCGAAGCCCTTAGCGCCGCCGGGAATCTTCAGCGAGCCGGCGCCGGGCAGTGAGACTTCGTCGCCCAAACTGAAAAATGCCTCCTTCGTTTCAACGCGCTTGCCGTTCATGTCCGCGCAGAAGGGGCAGCGCAGATCGTCGTCCGCGGTAAGCCATTCGACAACGGCGATGCCGTCATCCGCGTAGCGATTCACCGCGCCTTCGTTCGCCGCCCAGATCGCGCCGGTATGCGCCAGCATGCGCGCGCGCGCTTCGCACTGCGTCATGCCGTCGGCGAGGATCTGCGCGGCGATCTCCACCGGCGTCAGCCCGCGTTGCTTGTCTTCATCCCAGTAGTCGGCCGCATGCTGGAAGATTCTGGTCAGCCGGATCGCCGTCGTGTTGGCCGCGCCTTCGGCCGTCGTGTTCACCCAAGCGTCGAGGTTGCGCCAATCGTTCTTGAGAACGAAATGCTCCCAGTCGCCGGCGGCAACGTCCTTGCCGCGCAGTGAGTCCTGAGTGCTGAGTGCTGAGTGCTGAGTCTTCCCGCGCGGCGCCGCGCCGGTTTCCGCACCGGCCTGGCGGTAGGTTTCCGCGGCGATGGCGATAAGGACCTTGCGCTGCGCCGTGATGAAGGCGCCCTTCCATTCCGGCAGTTTCGATTTCAGCGTGGTGAAGTCGCCGCGCTGCGCGAGCGCCGCCGCCTCGCGCACCTGCTTGCGCAGCGTGGCAAGCAGCGCAACCTTCAGCCGCGGGAAATGGCGATCTGCCAGGCGCGCGCGTAATAAGGCTTGAGCCCTGAGACTTGAGGCTTGAGTGCGCCGCGCCACAGGTCATTCCCCCGTTTACGCCGTGCTCTGTGTGCTCTGCGTCTCTGTGGTGAGATTGTCCTTCGGCGGCTGTTCCTGCGGCTGGCCAAGTTGCGCGGCTGGCGTCTCAACAAGATTCATCGGCAGCACGAAGACATCGCCGCCGGCGTCGAGCGAATCGAGGCCCGCCATCTCGCGCCCTTCGTTGCGCGTGCAGAGGCCGCCGGCGAAAAGCTGCGCGGCGCGCGTGGCGCGCTTGTCCGCGTCTTCCTTCAGGCCCTTCACGCCTTCGGTGTCGTGATAGATTTCCGCGCCGTCAGTCTCGCCTTCATCGGTGAGGAACGCGCGCGTCAGGCCGGCATCGAGGAGTTGCCAGAGTCCGACCATGGTGCCTTCGTAGAACGCGCGTAGCGCCTGCTCATAGTTGCTGTAGGTCGCGTTCTCCAGGCCGGCGCGCAAGCCGATCACAATCGGCGGGACCCCAAAGCAGGAACAAATCCGCGTCTCGCTGAGCCCCGTCAGCCCTGGCCAATCGAGTTCGCCGACGGGCGGGATCGGTTCAACCTTCGCGCCCTCGCCCTGCATGAAGACTGTCTTGCCTCGCCCGGCGTCGCCAAGATTCTGCATGAAGACGGTGCGCACGTCCTCCTTTTGTTCCGCAGACCAATCCTCGGGTTGGTAGAGCACTAAGCCTGGCCGCTTGTTGTTTGCGAGCAGTTCCATTTGGTAATCCTGGCGCGCTTCGTCCACACGGACATCGCGCAGTGCGGCCTGCAGCGGCCCGAGCACCAGCGTGAGGCTCGATGGATCGGGGTGGAAGATGCGCGCAAGGTCTTGCGGCAATGCCGGGATGGCGGGCTTGTTACTGCCCTGCCAGATTTCGTAGACGCCTTTCTCCGCATTCAACGTCACCCAGGATGTCGGCACCGGCCACAGTTCCGTGATGTAGCCGGCCTTGTTGCGCCACTTCCAGATGCGCGTGTCGCCCGTCAGCTCAAGATGCATCAGGTAGTGGTTGAGAAACTCTGGATAGCTCATCTTGGGATTGGGCGCATCGAGCAACGCCTGCATCGGATGGTCGGGCAGATCGGTCCAGCCGTCGGGCGATTCCGCGCCGATCCGCGGCGGGGCTTCCTGCGCGGCGAGGCACAGCCGGTGCACGCAGGCCCAGACGGCAGACTGCTGGCCGTTGAGCTTTTCGAGATTGCGCACGCTCGCATCGAGTTTCTTCGCCCAGATCTCGCCGGCGTTGCTCCAGCCGGGAATGCCGCCGAGGATTTCCCAGCCGCTCGACGTGCGCGGATCGCCGCCGGGATCGGCCTTGCCGCGCAACCATTTCTGCAGGCGTTCAAACATCGTGCCTCCTTATGTGCTCACCTTCATGTGGCGCCGGCCGCCGATGCTTTCGGCCACGCTGATCTTCAGCGAGTCGGCCTGGTCATCGTGCTTCCCTTTGGGAAAGGCGGCGAGCTCCGCCAGCCAGGCCGCATTCCACGGCGCCTGGAGAGCCTTCACACGGCCGGCCTCGAAGAGCGGCTCAAGCGCCGAGAGTTCGGACACTTTGTCGCCGCGCGGTATGCGATTGCGGACGACGGCCTTGCCGGAGAGCAAGCCGCGGATCCGCGTGTAGGTGTCCTTGTAGCCGGCGACGCTCTCAACGATGACATTGACTGACGGGCCGTCACGCTTCGCAGTATCAAGGATGCGGCTATCGCGTTCGAGGGCACTCCATTGGCCGCGGACGACATCGGCAACCCAGAGTGTCTCGCCGTCGAACGCGGCTTTCGTGCCGACGGTAAAATCGGGATCGTCCTTGATGCGTTCCTTCTCGGTGGAAGCGAGATCCCAGCCGCGGACGTAGCGCAACCCTGTGGGACACGCGTCTACGATCTGCACCAGGTCGCTGCGTAGCATGCGGCCGGTACGCGGCTGAGGATCTCCCTGGTACAGGCTTTGCCAGGCGTAGCTGCCGACGGCGGCTTTCTGTGCTTCATACCAAGCGGGGGGGAAGCGCTCGGGGAAGAGATAACTGCCGTCGGCAGCCTGCGCTGGAAAGTTAATGTGCCGGAAACGCGGGAACTCAGGGCTGCGTGCCATCTCCGCGAAGATGCGCGCGGCCAGATCATCTTCGTGCCAGCGGGTCGCGACGATGATGACCGCATGCGCC